GGGCGCATGGATTTTCTCGACCACCGGCCTCGATCCCAAGAACTACATACTGCCAGTGCGTCAGAACTTCGCGTCCTACAACCCCGTGGTGGATGAGTTCACATATATGGTGCAGACCGATGAGCCGTGGATTAGGTTCAGCGACAATCCTATGTGGCAGTGGCTATTCGATAATGTTGCCCTGGCCGTCAGCACCGACGGAATGGAGAATAAGAAGCCGGTCAAGTCCAGCACATCTGACTCGTGCAAGGTTGACCCGATACAAGCACTGCTGTCGGCCCTCATGCTTTATGATCTGGCCGATGGCAAGGTTCGTGAAGCATAACTTTTTAATAATACTGGAACTATGATTAAAGAATTTAAGACAAGAACGGGCGCAATATATTGCGACACCGAAAAACGTATGGAGTACCTTTATGTCGGCGACTACGGCAAGGAGAACAACATCAAAGCTGACTTCCTGGGATTCCACAAAGAGATCAACAAGGTTGAGCACAAGGAGGTGGACTTAACCGATAAGATGGTAGTGACCATCTCCACCCAGAAGGGATGCCCCATGGATTGTATGTTTTGTGACTGTCCAAAGGTGGGATTCCGTGGAAACATTTCACGAGATGAACTTGCAGAGGAGGTCGTTAATGCAATAGAGTACAGCAAATGTACCTACACAAAGAGATTCAATCTGCATCTTGCACGTATGGGAGAGCCAAGTTTCAATGCAAGAAACGTGCTGGACTTCCTCAAATACGATCTGCGTAAACTGGTAATCTCAAAGATGAAAGCGGATGTCATACATCCAGTCTTTACCACCATGCTACCAAAGAGCTTGGGAGCAAATAAAATGTTCAGCATCCTCAACGATTTTTGCTACATCAAGAATTGGTACTATGAAGGCGAAGCCGGATTACAGCTGAGCATCAACAGTACCGATGAAGAGCAGAGGAATACTTTGTTCAGAGGCCGTTCATTTACATTGCGCGAAATATCTGAAATGGCACGATGGCTCCCCTTCCCCATTGGTCGCAAATACACCTTGAACTTCCCCGTCACGGATAAGACCATAATAGACCCCAAGCGGTTAAGCCAACTCTTTGACAAAAAGAAGTTCATCGTGAAAATCACACCAATACATGAAACCAATGAAGCCAACGCCAACGGCATCAATACTCCTGAAGGATATTACAAATATGATGTATATCGTCAGTTTGAACAGCCCCTGATTGAAGAAGGCTGGGATGTGATTGTATTCATACCTTCTTTGGAGGAGGATGCAGACCGAATCACTTGCGGTAATGCTTTGTTATCAATGGAAAAGTAGTTTACAAATTATTAAAAAGGATTTATGAAAACAGATGAATTATCAATAGGAGATTGGCTTCAAGACAATTATTGTAATGCGCACAACGTAAAAATTGCAGCGATCTCAAAAAGATCCATTCGTGAGGAAAAGTTTGAAGTATGGAGACCATTTAGATTTCTCACTCCAATTCAAATCACACCTGAAATACTTGAAAAGAATGGTTTTACCAAAAGCAAGACCTTTGTTGAGTGGAAGTATGAGGAAGAAGGTATTTATATCTTGTGGAAACCATTCCCATTCCTAAAAATTGAAACCGAGAATGTTTAACTCAATCTTAGCGGATGCGAGTATGTCCACGAGTTGCAGCATGCTCTAAGATTGTGTGGAATAGAAAAAGACATCATTGTATGATTGACCTACCATCCAATTTTGTCGCATATTTTGGAACAACAAGCTATGGCTCTGGACACAATCTATATATTTTAGAAGGGTATGAGGTTTTTTCAGGAATGGACACTTGCGATTGGGGTGCAGTTTTTGACAGAGATTGGATATTGCAAAACCTTTCCGTAAACTCTCTAAAAGTATTTTGGTGGGAAAATGCAGATGTGACCATTGTAGGTTATCCTAAGAGTTTAGATGATAAAAGGCCAGGCAGCAAGAGCCTATTCATTTTACGTGGTAATCACGTTGGAGATAACGATTACATTGTTGCCAAGATGAAAGAATCCCCCTGGGTCTATGACATTTTTAGCAAGTTAGTTGATAAATATCTGAAAGCCAAATAAAATGAGGGTATGGTAATATGTGTCTCCCAGGCTCACGCTTGAGCATACTTGGGAGATGTTTTGGGGAGCAGCGATGCTCCCCTTTTTGTTGGGGTATTCTCAAACTCCATTCTTGCCGGTTGGTAAAAAGAACTACAAAGACAAGACATGGAGTATCTTGATTCATTTACCCGCCTGATTGAACTTTTATGTGCCGGCGGATTAGTGTTTATCCTTACGCTCAGATGGCAGCGTAGGAAGGCCATGGCAGAGGCGAAGAAGGCCGAAGCCGAAGCCAAGAGTGCGAACGCCGAGGCCAACAGTGCCGAGGCCAGTGCAGCGAAAGAACTGCAAAACGTGTATCAGCAGCTCATCAATGACATCAAAACCGACCGCGAAGAGCAGAAGGCTTACATTAACGAGCTGAAAGAGGATCGCCAGCATCTACGAAAAGAGAACAGCGATCTGAGGGAGCGTCAAGACAGCACCGACGAGATGGTACGGCAATTACAACGTGAGGTTGCCCGCAATGGTCGGATGGTGGAATCGATGCGCCCTTTTTTATGCGGAAACACCGGCTGCCAGATTCGTCAGATGATTTCCATCGCCGAAAACGGCGACGTGCGTCAGACCAAGACCCGCAAGCCGAAGGATGAGGGTGACTACAACAAAAACGAAAAGTAACCATGATACTATTCAAGCGCGGATCGCGTGGTGAGGATGTCAAGCAGATTCAGATTGCACTGCATCTGTACCCTGACGGCATCTTCGGCCCCCAGACGGAGGCAGCGGTCAAGGAGTTCCAGAGAGAGCACAAGTTAAAGGTTGACGGTATCGTCGGTCCCGCCACGTTACTGCTTCTCATACCCCAGCGATTCAAGAAGAGCCGCCGCCGTATCGACGAAATCATCATACACTGCTCGGCCACGCCGGAGGGTAAGGACTACACTGTTGACATCATACGTGGCTGGCATCTGGCACGTGGATTCAGTGACATCGGCTATCACTATGTGATATACCGTGACGGCACCATACATAATGGCCGTGACGTGGATGTGATAGGTGCTCACTGTTCAGGTCATAACGCTCACTCCATCGGCATCTGCTACATCGGAGGAATGACCTACGACAACAAGAAAGCCAAGGACACCCGAACCCCTGAGCAGAAGATTGCACTCAACGCCCTGCTCTCAGACCTTCACAAGCTCTATCCCAAGGCCAAGATATACGGCCATCGTGATATGTCACCCGACATTAACGGCGATGGTGTGATTGACGAGCAAGAGTGGATGAAGCAGTGTCCGAGCTTTGAAGCCAAGAAAGCATACAAGAGCATCTTCAGCGATGTATGGTAATCCTTTTGGCGTAAGTTCCCGATAATCAGATAAAAGACAAAAATATGGGTATTTTCTCTTTCAAAAGAAACCTGCGTGAAGCACCGGCAGCGCAAGCCGACTCCCAGGTGCCCGTCGCTGTCGAACAGCCGAAGGGTGCCGATTGGGAGGGTAACGTGGTGCTGCCTAATGGTCGCAAGTCTCTGCTTGTACCCGCCTGGTTCCGTGGCGTATCGCTGCTGATGCAGACCATGGGTCAGATGGTGGTGCAGTATCAGAAGATGAACGGCGAAGGTGGCAACTATACCGAGGACCGTTACGGTGTCGGACGCAAGGTCAATTACTTGCTCCAGCGTCGGCCTAATCCTCTGATGACGGCCAGTCAGATGCAGGAGCAGATCGTGTATCGTCAGATTTACTACGGTAACGCATACGTGTATATCGAGCGCAATGAGTATGATGACCCCATCAACTTGTGGCTCTGCACCAGCGGTGCGTACAATCCCGTGTCCGACACCTATATCCTGGTGTATAACCGACTTCACGGTCCCGTCAGCAAGATTATGGTTCCCTCCAAAGACGTGATGCACTTCAAGAACGTCATCATGGATGAGGGTATGTATATGGGTCTGCCGACTATCACTTTTGCGATGAAGGCACTCTCTATCGCTGCCACCGCCGATGCCCAGACTCTTCAGGATGTGGCCAAGGGTGGCAAGTACAAGGTCTTGATCCAGGAGCAGAAGGCACAAAACGGAACTATCGGCATCCTGGGACGTGCCAACCAGCAGGAACTGAAGAACGCCACCGAGCGATTCCGCACCGATTGGATGAGCAATGACGTGGTGATGCTGGATAACGTGGCCGATGCCAAGATGATCAGCCAGACAGCCCGCGACCTCCAGCTGCTTGAGCAGCGTGGATTCGAGGTCAACGACCTGGCACGCATCCTGGGAATCCCGCGTATCATGATGATGGAGGATGCCGGCTCATCGTACAAGATGCCGGAGCACGCCACTCAGGAGTTCCTTCTGCGTACCATCCAGCCGCGCATACGTGAGCAGGAGGATGAGTACAACACCAAGCTGCTGACACCTGACGACTTTGGTAAACGCCGCATCCATGTATGTGAACTTGCCTTGCGCCGTCTGGACGCCAAGGGTCAGGCCGAAATCAACAAGATTCTCCTTGAGTGTGGTGTGATGAGTCCCAATGAACTGCGCAACAGTTATGATCTGCCGAGTATCGACAAGGGTGACACTCACTATGTGAGCACCAATCTTGCCGAGGTAGGCAGTGAGAAACTGCGTGCTGTCAGTGGAGCTCAGACCACCGAAACCAAAAGGGAAGTAACGACCTCCCAGGAGGAGGAAGGAGTTGACGAATGAAATGGCTCTCTATCGCATACATCAAGAAGCACTCGCGCATAGAGTATGACTGCGAGGATGACCTTTTGGAGATATACGGCAACGCAGCCGAAGAGACGATCCTGAATATCACCGGTCGGTCCTTTGACGAGTTGAAAAATGCCGATGGCAAGATACCCGCACCTCTGATGCAAGCCGGTTTGATGTTGGTGGATAACTCATACCTCCAGCGCAGTCCCGCATCATCACTCAACATGTCGGCAGTGCCGTACACCTTTGACCTTCTGGTCAAGCCTTACATGAAACTAACCACGGATTGATATGGCATACAGTTCAGGAATGTTACTGGAGAGAGTGGCCGTCATGGTACGTGATGACGAGCAGAGTGGCGACTTTGGTCGCAGCTCTGCCGGTCGCAAGTACCGTTATGCCGCCACCTTCCAGACTGCTTTTGACTTCAACCGTGGCACCAAGTCACTGCGTGAAGGAGCCGTTGACGGCTATGACCGTGTGATGTTCAGGATGCGGTACAACAAAGTCGTGGACCGCAACTCCATGCTGGTTTACAAAGGCAAGACTTATCAGATTGAGTCTTTCAATGCCGACTGGCGTCAGAACACCATACAAATCACAGCCGTCGAGACACCTGGTCAAGACCTGACCAGTCTCCTCCCGCAACCCACCTCATCGGTCCCCGAAACTCCGGCAGAGCCGGAGCTGGAGCCGACGACTTTATAAACTATTTATCAACCAACCATAATTTATTATGACTAAAATTCTCACCCTCCCGCAGACGAAAGCACAGCTTGAAGCCATGCTTTCATTCTTGCAGCCGCTTGTGGACACTCAAAATATGGCCACACTCGGCTTTGGTTACGGAGTCTGCTCAACCGCTGGTGGCACAGCCGCCAAGACCGTTGACATCACCGACTTCATTCTCTACAAAGGTGCATACATCAGCGTGCTGTTCCAGAACGCTTTCACTGTCACCTCTCCTACACTGAATGTCAACAACAAGGGTGCCAAGCCCATCAAGTTGTACGGCAGTGCCATCGCCCCTGGCAAGGTACGTGCCAACACCGTGCTGACATTGGTTTATGACGGCACTAATTGGGATGTTGTGGCTATCCAGTCCCAGGCAGCTCAGTCCACCCAGGGTGCTATCGACCTCGGACTCCCCAGCGGTCTGCTGTGGGCCGAGCATAACGTCGGTGCAGCCAAGCCGGAGGATGTGGGTCTTTACTTCTCATGGGGTAACCCCACCGGCCATGCTGAAGGTTCAGGTTATGACTTCAGCCAGACCAATTATGACGCATCTGCCGGTGCTGCACTGACAGGTGACATCTCTGTCGGCGACACCTACGACATGGCTCATCACAACATGGGTGGGCAGTGGCGTCTGCCTCGTCGCACTGAGTTCCAGGAGTTGTATGACAACTGCGACCACGAGTGGATTGATGAGGATGGCATGTATGGCATGCGTTTCACCTCACGTGCGAACGGCAACAGCATCTTCTTCCCTGCCGCCGGCTACTACGACGGCACGACGCTCGGCAACCGAGGCACGAACGGGTA